CACAGAGTGAGATTCGTGACCCGGCCCGTGCAATTTTTGAAATTATTAAACCCATCGTACCTGAAGCGTGTGAAGCGTTCAAGGACTATGTCCTCGATGCCATAACGCTGAGCGGTCCTGAAATTCGTGCCATCAAGACCGGCTCCATGGATCACCTGTCAAAAAGTGAACAACGCGAACTCGAAGCAAAACGTGGAAGTTACGTCTAGTTGGAGAAGGCCAGGCCGCCCATGCCAGAGGCGATGCGCAGCACGTTGTAGTTGACCGCGAACATCTTCTGGGTGGTGGTTGCGACGCTCGACTTGAGCTGGACAGACAGGGACGCGTTGTCGATGCGCGAGAAGTTGCAAGTGCCGGTTGGCTGGTGCTCCTCGGGCTGCAGGGCGAAGGAGTAGGTGTAGATACCCGGGTAAGGGGTACCGGTGTGGTGGTAGAAGGGCTGCACCTGGTTGAAGTACTTGCCGGCCTGCTCCTTGAAGCGGTCCTGGCCGTTCAGCACCACCTTGAACAGGTGCAGAGGGCCCACCTCGTTACCGTAGTTGGTGGCGGTGGTGGCCAGCTGCGTGCCCTCCTCGACCCAGAAGGCATTCGCGCTGAATGCAACCACAACGTTGGAACCAGCTGCGAAGTTACCCGGCACAAACAGCTGAGGAGCACCAACCACGTGGGGGTGCACCGTGCCACTCAGTGCCACCTTGGATGGGTCGCACGTCACGTTCACGTTGGACGTGGACGAGCAGAAGTTCCACATGCCGTTCAGCTGCGTCGACTGCTGGGCGGTCGAGGTCGGGTTCTGGTAGCACCAGATCAGCTCCTTCACGGGGTGGTTGAAGGTCAGACGGACAGTCTGTACGGCACCCTCCTGATTGGTGCTAGACACCAGCGCGTCACCGCCGGTGTGCTGCAGCTGCTCGATCAGGTACTCGTGACCCTTCTGGGCGAAGCGGCGACGCTCCTCGGTGTCCAGGTAGATGTAGTTGGCCCACACCTCGAACGCGCTGGACGTGCCGAAGTAGCTCGCGTAGTACTGGGTCAGGTCGAAGTCCAGACGGACCTCGTGGTACTGCAGGGCAATCAGAGGCAGGTACAGGCCGGGGTTGCGGTTGAAGAAGAACAGCAGGGGCAGGTACACCTTGGGGACCGAGGTCTGCGTCGTGTTCGGGTTGGACATGGAGGTCATCTTGCCCCAGGCAATCTTGTCCGACTCGTTCAGGAACAGCTCGGCGTACAGGCGCCACCAGGTCTGGTAGTGCTTGTCGATGCGCTGGCCGCCGATGGTCAGCTCCACGGCGGAGATGGCGCGCTCGGCCACCCAGTTCATGTCAAATGCGGCGTTGGTCGAGGTCAGCGCCAGGGTCGTGCCGTTGGGTGCCAGAGGCTGCAGGGCCACGTGCATGTTGCCGACCAGGTCACCGTTACGCGCAATGGTCACGGACACGCGAGAAGCGTTACCGACGGTACCGGAGGTCGTCTGCTGGATCAGCTCCATAGCAAAGTTGGTGTGGCGCTTGTACACCGCCTGGAAGAAGGTCACCTTGGGCGTACCGGTTAGGTACACATCCTGAGCGCCGTAAGCGACGAGTTGCATAAGTCCGCCAGCCATTTATCATACGTCAAGAGAAAAAAACAACAAAACAACCACTAAAAAGGTTGTTTTGTTGTTTTTTGGGGTTTCCCCCGTTCTATGGTTGTGTGTACTGATTGGTTCTCTAGTTGGAGAAGGCCAGGCCACCCATGCCAGACTGGATGCGCAGCACGTTGTAGTTGACCGCGAACAGCTTCTGCAGGGTAGTCATCGTGGAGCCCTTCAGCTGCACGGACACCTGAGCGTTGTCAATGCGAGAGAAGTTGCAAGTGCCAGTTGGCTGGTGCTCCTCGGGCTGCAGGGCGAAGGAGTAGGCATAGATACCCGGGTAGGGGGTACCGGTGTGGTGGTAGAAGGGCTGCACCTGATTGAAGTACTTGCCGGACTGCTCCTTGAAGCGGTCCTGGCCGTTCAGCACCACCTTGAACAGGTTCAGGGGGCCGACCTCCAGACCAGTCACGTTACCGGCACTAGTTGCCGCCAGACCCTCCTCGACCCAGTAGGCGTTACCGGTCTGGCCGAAAGGCATACCGAACACACCAGTGCCTGCAATTGCACCGTTGAAGTTCACGACGTGGGGCACGCCGCAGACGTGGGGCAGAATGAAGTTGTTGGAGGCGGCAAAGGACTGCACGTTGGAGGAAATGCACACAGAGCCCGTGGTGGTGGTGAAGTTCCACATGTGGTTGAGGTTGGCAGTCGTGCTGAAGTTGGGGTTGGTGTAGCACCAGATCAACTCCTTCACGGGGTGGTTGAAGGACAGACGGACCAGCTGCGTGCTGGTGTCGTTGACGACAGAGTCACCGCCGGTGTGCTGCACCTGCTCGATCAGGTACTCGTGGCCCTTCTGGGCGAAGCGGCGACGCTCCTCGGTGTCCAGGTAGATGTAGTTGGCCCACACCTCGAACGCGTTGGTCGTGCCGAAGTACTTGTCGTAGTAGGTGGTCAGGTCGAAGTCCAGGCGCACCTCGTGGTACTGCAGAGCAATCAGAGGCAGGTACAGGCCGGGGTTGCGGTTGAAGAAGAACAGCAGAGGCAGGTACACGCGGTTGGTCACTGCGGTGGTCACCGTGCTGTTCACCGCGGTCGTCATCTTGCCCCAGGCAACCTTATCCGACTCGGTCAGGAACAGCTCGGCGTACAGGCGCCACCAGGTCTGGTAGTGCTTGTCGATGCGCTGGCCGCCGATGGTCAGCTCGACCGCGGCAATGGCGCGCTCGGCGATCCAGTTGGTGTCGTAACCGACGTTGTTGGAGGTCAGGAAGTTGACCGTGGGCTGCAGGGCCACGTGCATGTTGCCGACCAGGTCGCCGTTGCGGGCGATGGTCACGGACACGCGGCCAGAGGCGGCCGGGGAACCGTTGGTCGTCTGCTGGATCAGCTCCATCGCGAAGTTGGTGTGGCGCTTGTACACCGCCTGGAAGAAGGTCACCTTGGGCGTACCGGTCAGGTACACATCCTGAGCGCCGTAAGCTACGAGTTGCATGAGTCCGCCAGCCATTTTACCATACGCCAAGAAAATAATTCGGGGTTCTCAGGGCGCGCCAGACCGTTAAAGACTTTATGTCCGTACAGAGTACCAATGGCCGATCACGATAACATCCCTGAAGATGAGGAGATGAATATGGAAGAGGACATGGATTTTGACGGTGGTGAGGATGCACTGATCTCTCTCCTGACGACCGATGAGGGTGAGACGATCACCTCCGTCCTGGACAAGCTGGCTGGCTCGACCGAAGCGATCGCCAAGCACATGGAGAAACAGAATGTCATTTTGGTAAAGATTCTCTCGGCTCTTTCGGCCAAGCCATCACCGCCCACTGCTTAAAAATTTCTTGCTCTGTACTACCAATGGACAATGTGCACACAATCGAGCGTGATCGTGTACCACAACACGACCACGAAATACGAATGGAGGTTCTTCGTTCCGAGGTGAGTTCGCTCACCCCAGAGCGGCTGGAAGTATTCATCGGACAACTCGAGGAAAAGATGGGTCTGACCTGTAAAGGTGATCGGTTTCTGCCGCTCACCAGTGGGTTTCGCCAATTCTTCCGGGATGACGAACTAGACGCGAACGGCATGCCCCAAAATGTCGATCTCGAGCGGATTCTAGAACAGAAACGTCGCCTGGTAAACCTTTTTTCCGAGCTGTACCATCGTTCCAGTGAACTGGGTATTAAGGATCGTCCGACCGTTGACGTGAACGGCGACGAGTTTCGGGTCGCCTTCCGTATGATGCGCCTGATTGAAACGGCTGATGACGCCTACGAAATCATTTTTCGGTACGTTCGCTCGTTCGAGCGGATTAACCATCCAACCTGTACGGCACCAATCCAGGGTGACATGGAGTCGTCGATGTTTCGGTGCAAGACGATCGAGACGACCGGTGAGGATGCGGAGCAACCGAGTGCGTTTCAGTGTCTGCTCCTGTACCTCCTGAACCAGACGTACATCATGAAGATGCGTCGGTACAAGGGTCAGTGCTGTAAGCAGATTGAGACGGGTGAGGGTCATCTGACCAAAGCGTGGCGTCCCATCATGGAAATCAAGGAGTTTGTGTATTTTTACACACAAAAGGAGGACAAGTATGACATGTGGCGGAATCTGACGAGCAAAGGCTCGATTGTCCGGGACACAATCACGCACCTGTCCAACTGTCGTGACATGCAGTTTCCCGAAATCAAAAAAAATCGAAACGTATGGTCGTTCCGGAACGGCATCTTTGTCGGTCGCGAGTGGGCCGACAAGTATGTGACCAAGTTTTACAAGTACGATACGCCCGAGTGTCAAACCCTCGACCCGACCATCGTAAGTTGTAAGTTTTTTGACCAAGAGTTTGACCACTATGAAGGCATTGCCGACTGGTACAACATCCCGACACCATACATGCAGTCCGTGATGACCTACCAACGGTTTTCGGATGATGTGTGTCGCTGGCTCTACGTGTTCATCGGTCGCCTTTGTTTCGACACAAACGTGATGGACGGCTGGCAGGTTATTCCGTTTCTCAAGGGTATTGCGCGCTCGGGCAAGTCGACGCTCATCACAAAGGTGTGCAAAAAGTTTTACGATTCTGAGGATGTTCGGACCCTCTCGAACAACATCGAGAAGAAGTTTGGGCTCTGGTCCATCCACGACGGCTTCATGTTCATCAGTCCCGAGGTCAAGGGTGACTTGGCACTCGAGCAGGCGGAGTTCCAGTCGATGGTGTCCGGTGAGGATGTATCGATTGCACGGAAGAACGACAAGGCGCTATCGATGACCTGGAACGTTCCCGGTATTCTGGCCGGCAACGAGGTTCCGGGTTACCGTGACAACTCTGGGTCGGTGCTCCGTCGTCTCGTGACGTGGAACTTTTGTCGCCAGGTGCAAAAGGCGGACCCGCACCTGGACGAGAAGCTGGATGCAGAAATTCCAGCCATTTTGTGCAAGTGTGTCAAGGCGTACCTCGAGTACGCGGCCAAGTACAGCGACCAGGACATCTGGAACGTTCTGCCAGAGTATTTCAAGACGGTTCAGAATCAGGTGGCGATGCTCACCAATCCGCTGCAGCACTTTTTGTCATCGACGGAAAAGGTGGTGTACGGACCGGACAAGTCGTGCCCGCAAAAGATTTTCGTCCAAATGTTCCACCAACATTGTCAAGAGAATTTGCTCGGAAAGTGCCGGTTCAACCCAGACACGTACGCCGGTCCATTCTCGGCCCGCGAAATCGAAGTCCGGACGGAGACGTGTGTGTATCGCGGAAATGCCTACGCATCCCAGCCGGTCATTTACGGTCTGGATGTCGTGACGAACGATATTGTCGCCGACGTGTAGAAAAAACTCTCTGACCAAAGTAATGGCGAGCGCTGCCGCGCGAAAAATACAACAGGCGTTCCGGTCGCGTAAAACCGGGTTTGTGAACGAGACGCACTACGTGTCCGACGGGTACAAGCTGAGCGCGCCCGTCATCACGGCTCGGACAGTCACTCTTTATTTTCCATGGGCTGCGTTTGTCCTTCCAGCGTCTCTGCCAGCAGGTATTGCATCGGTCGAAGGCCGGACGCTCATCGGAAACCCGGCGACGTGCCGTCTCACAAAGACGCACGGCATCGTCGGTTCACCCGTCGGTGTGAACCACTGGAACTTTCGAGTCGAGGGTGGAGGCGCAGCCGTTTTCCACAAGAGCGGTTCACTGCAAATCACCACATCCGGTCGGTCAACCTACGAGCCCGTGCTTCGTAAAATTGCGACCCGTTTCTTTCCCGGGGTACGAGTCAACATTTCAAACATCAAAATGACAAAGTTGGACGGACGAATCAACATTGACCATACGCTCCGTCTCGATGATTTTGTTGCCCAATTTATTCGTCACGTGCCTCATACGGTTGGTACTGTATCACTCGACGAAGAGCTGTTTCCGGCCGCGATTGTTCACTGGAAACAGCCCGCCATAACGCTCAGCTTTTTTACAAATGGTAATGTACTCATTCGTGGATCGAAAGACTTGTCGGTCGTGC